AGAAACAGCAATATGATACAAAACATTTTAGGCGGATTATTTGGTAAAGTACTAGATAATGCAGAAGGAATTTTAGACAAGGTAATAACAACAGATAAAGAGCGTGACGAAGCTAAGTTGGCTATTAAATCTGTGATGTTAGAAGCAGAGCGTGAAGCTTTTGCAAAAGAAGTTGAAGATCGTAAAGATGCACGTGATCTTTATAAAGATGATGCTGTTATTCAAAAGGTACTAGCAACACTGTTTACAGTGGCATACTTTGGTATCACATACGTAATGTTTAACTACTTTGTAAATAAAACAATAGATTTAGGTGAATTTGAAATAAGCTTTATATCAACTATCTTTGGTGCTATGAGTGCTAAGGTAAATACAATAATAGACTTCTTCTTCGGTGGAAGTTCAAATAAAAACGAACAAACAAACAAATAAAATTATGGGAATGAATTCAACAGCTACAGCTTACAACTTTGGACAATTTGGTTCTACGTTTCTAAGCGGTGATGGAGCTATATTAGATCTATCTCAGACTGACGCTAAATATTACGTTTGTGCTATAACTATGGTAAGTGCAACTAAGTTTGGTGGTGACGGACTAGGTATTTTAGATGCTGGTAAAGGTCTTGGTTTAAGTAACACGCATTTCGCGTCTAACGAAGACACTCAAACATTAGATACTGATTGGGGTGCTGACACAAACGCAGGTGACAACGATAGTGATCTTATAGTATTAGATGGTAGTGGAACAGAGTTTCCTGCTGGCATGACTCTATACGGTATGTATGACTATGTAGAGCTACACGCTGGAGACATTATATGCTACGTAGCACCAAGACCAGATTACAGAACTAGAGCAGCTGCTATATAATGGCGTTGGGTAACGCAAATACATCAGCTCAGTCTAGAGGCAAAAACAAGTCTATACTAGTGAAAAGAAGAAAAGAGGTTGTTACAGCTAAAGATTACAACTCTATATCTGGAACAACAGTTCAAGCTCGAGCTGCTTGCGACACTAGAGACTCTCTTGGTGAAACGTATTACCACAATGGTAGTGCTTCAATTCCTCGTGTTAACGATAAAGTTTACATTTCAAGAAGAGCTGACGATAGAAGAGGAGCTTTGCAAAGCGGGTTTTACAAAGTAACAGCTGATAACAGAAGCTTTGCGAGCATACAAATAACAAACGGTGTAGTTGCGGCCGTAGAAAACTGCAGGTAACAGACAATTAACTTTAATTAAATTAAATCATGGCAAAAAGAAAAACACCAAAGGTGGATAAGATCGTTGATCTTAAACCTAAAGCAGAAAAAATTACTGACGAGCAGTTGCAAAGAGTTCAAGGTATTGTAAACGCAATCAATAGAGCTCAACTAGATTTAGGTATGCTAGAAACTAGAAAGCACGGTATGCTACATAATATAGCTACGATTCAAGATCAACTTACAGTGATGCAAGGCGAATTTGAAAAAGAATACGGTACTTACGATATTGATATTCAAACTGGAGCAATAAAACACAAAGAAGATGTCGAAGCTGATAAGAAAGATTAGTGTAGGTAAAGATTATAAGAATGACGCTATGCACTATGCCGTGGGGCAAGAAGTTTATGGTGGTCATACTATCTGCGATATTATAGAAGAAGAGACTAAGTTTTCTGTTTATATTAGAAAAGGTGATAATGTTCTTCCCTGGAAAGACTTTAATAAAAACATGGCAGTGTCTGTTGAGTATAACTTACAGTATTGATGAGAAGTGTTTACAACTTTGTTGTAGCACCAAAAGGAGAACGATACAACAATACTAAAAAGGTTGAAGGTGGAAATCTCATATTAAACACAGAGGTTTATAATCATCAATTTGTAAATAGAGAAGCTATTGTTATATCAAAACCTTCTATTGGTGATACTGATATACAGGTGGGAGATACTGTTATAGTGCATCACAATGTATTTCGTAGATGGCATAATGTAAAAGGTGTAGAAAAGAATAGTAAAAGTTATTTTAACGAATTAACTTATATTATATCACAAGATCAAATCTTTTTATATAAAAGAGGTGAAGATTGGACAGCACCTAAGGGTTATTGTTTTGTAAAACCTCTTCAAGCAATCGACATGTTCAACATAGAAGTAGAGCGTCCTTTGGTAGGAGTAGTTAAGTATTCAGATGGTACAGTTGCGGTTAACGATCTAGTTGGCTTTAGACCAAGTAGTGAATATGAGTTTGTTGTTGATGGCGAGAGACTATATCGAGTTTTATCTAATTTTATTACAATCAAGTATGAACATCAAGGAAACGAAGAAGAGTATAATCCAAGCTGGGCATAAAGCAGTTGAAGAGCTAATTAAAGTAGCTAAGGAAGCTATTGTTGATGGTGATGATGATATTACTGCAGATAGACTAAAAAATGCTGCAGCAACTAAAAAACTAGCTATATTTGACGCATTCGAAATTCTCAACCGTATACAAGAAGAAGAGAATCTTCTGGAAGGAAAGACACCTGAAAAGAAAGAAGATAAAGTATTTAAGGGCTTCGCGGAAGGCAGATCGAAATGAGTTACGAGCAAAGTTTATATAAAATAATTGAGCCTGTTAAGCGTACGACGATTAGTCGTATGAATAAAGGTAAAAAATGGGAATATGGATACAATAAAGAACATGATATTATCGTTATATCAAAAACTGGTCAAATTGGTGAAATATATGAAATCCAAAACTTGCGAGTTGCTTTGCCAAAAGTGCCAGTGCAAGTGTACAAAACAGAATTAAATAAGTGGAAGAAAATAGAATATCCTAAAGAGTTATCTAAACTCAAGAGTATATTTGATTGGAGAGATTACCCAGAAGAAAGAAAAGATCAATGGCACGATTATATTGATGAAGAGTTTAAACGAAGAGATGAAGGTTTCTGGTTTAAAAATAATGGAATAGATACTTATATAGTTGGAACACACTATATGTATCTACAATGGAGTAAGATTGATGTTGGTGCTCCAGATTTTAGAGAGGCTAATAGGTTGTTCTATATATTTTGGGAGGCTTGTAAGGCTGATAAAAGATGTTACGGCATTTGCTATCTTAAAAATAGACGTTCTGGATTTTCTTTTATGAGTTCTGCTGAAGCGGTTAACTTAGCTACAATATCGAGTGATAGTAGATATGGTATCCTATCTAAAAGTGGATCAGATGCTAAGAAGATGTTTACGGATAAAGTTGTACCTATAAGTATTAATTATCCTTTCTTTTTCAAGCCAATCCAGGATGGTATGGATAGGCCAAAAAGTGAGCTAGCTTACAGGGTTCCTGCAAGTAAATTTACTCGTAAAAAGATAGCGGCAAAAGAAAAGTTAGAAGAGATTAAAGGTCTTGACACAACAATTGATTGGAAGAATACTGGTGACAATAGCTATGATGGTGAAAAATTAGCGTTATTAGTCCACGATGAGAGTGGTAAGTGGGAGAGACCTGATAATATACTCAACAACTGGCGGGTGACAAAAACTTGTCTTAGATTAGGTAGTAGAATTATCGGAAAGTGTATGATGGGATCAACATCAAACTCTTTAGACAAAGGAGGTAATAATTTTAAAAAATTATATACAGACTCAGATGTTACGAAGAGAAACAGAAATGGACAAACAAAGTCTGGTTTATATTCTTTGTTTATCCCAATGGAATGGAACTATGAGGGATTTATTGATGAGCATGGAATTCCAGTTTTTAGTAGTCCAAGCCATGACGTGCTCGGTCCAGATGGTGAACTAATAGATATTGGAGTTGTTGACAATTGGCAAAATGAAGTTGATGGATTAAAAGACGATCAAGATGCCTTAAACGAATTCTACCGTCAGTTCCCAAGAACAACGGAGCATGCGTTTAGAGATGAAACAAAAAATAGTATATTTAACTTAGTTAAGCTATACGAACAGATAGATTACAATGAAGAGTTAGGTAGATCTCTTGGAGTGACCACTGGAAACTTTCAATGGGAAAATGGGGTTAAGGATACTAAAGTTATTTTTTATCCAGATCCTAAGGGAAGGTTTAAAATAAGTTGGGTACCACCTGCGCATTTGCAGAATAGAGTTATATTGAAGAATGGAATTAAGTACCCAAGAAACGAACACGTTGGTGCGTTCGGCTGTGATAGTTACGATATTAGTGGTACTGTGGATGGTAAAGGCTCTAAAGGAGCGTTACACGGACTAACTAAATTCTCAATGGAAGAAACACCTGCTAATACATTCTTTTTAGAATACTTAGCAAGACCACAAACCGCAGAAATATTTTTTGAAGACGTATTGATGGCGTTAGTATTTTATGGTATGCCAATACTTTGTGAGAATAACAAACCAAGGTTACTGTACTACCTGAGACGAAGAGGATATAGAGGATTCTCAATGAATAGACCAGATAAAGTTTGGAACAAACTATCTACAGCTGAAAAGGAAGTTGGAGGTATACCAAACTCGAGTGAAGATATTAAGCAAGCACACGCGGCTGCTATTGAAATGTATATTAACGACCATGTTGGATTATTGCAAGATGGTACGTATGGAACGCTTTACTTCAACGATTTATTAAACGATTGGAGTAGGTTTGACATAAACAAGAGAACAAAGTTTGATGCCTCTATAAGTTCTGGATTAGCTGTCATGGCTTGTAACAGACATTTGTACGTACCAAACAACAAAGTTGAAAAACCAAAATTGAACATAAGTATCGCTAAGTATAAAAACACAGGTGCTACTTCACAAATAATTAAACAATAAACATGGCAGAGTCTGGCATTAAAGGTTATTTTCCAAGTCAAGTAGTTAGCGACTTAGAAAAAATAAGTTACGATTATGGTTTAAAAGTAGCTAAAGGTATAGAGCAAGAATGGTTTAACAATGATCGAGCTAACTCTAGTAGATTTAAAAGTCTTAAAAATGA